CCCATTCCTTATCCGACGTCCCACGCCGGTTAGCTGCCCCTACCCGGGCATACCGCCCCTACCCCGACCTGTTTGACTAAATCACCGAAGGGTAGAATGGCGCTATGACTAAGGTTAAGGACCAAACTGATCGGCCGACCGATAACCCTAACCAGGGAATCCAGACCGCCGATACTAAGGGTGAGGACCAGAGCGACGCCGCTGCCGAGTACGCTAAGCTGACGCTGGGTGACCATCCGCAGGGCAAACAGGAGGCCTAGTCCAGAGAAACTCCTGGCGTGGCTACCAATCTTCTCCGCCCCCCGGTGAGGACAGGTAGCCACGCCAGGAGAAGCCGTTAGGCGTCGGGAGTAACTTCCTCGGGGTCTCCAGCCACGACCTCGACTCGCTCGGCCATACCGGCCACTACCACAAGCTGCAGATCGCCAGCCAGCGTAACATCGCCATCGACCACATCGACGTGCACGGTAGCCGTACCCAGCGTTCCGGTAGCCGCAGCGACAGCGGTACCATCACCGTTATCGGTAAGGTTGATAACATTGGTGTCGTCGACCGAATAGGTAGCCGTGGCTCCGGCCGGAGTCCCGGTGGGGTTGCCCACCTCGTCGGTCCACTGGAGCGACAGCGGGACTTTCTTGTCAGCCTGCAGGTCCATGATCAGATCAGCCTTTCCGTAGGTGGCGCGCATTTGGGGCTTGCGCTGTCGGTCTTGGGACACGGTGTCGATCGGCCATCCGATCTTCCACACAAAATCGGGCCTGCGCATGCCTTTAACGCGCAAGCTGAACGAGGCGATCACGTCGCCCAGATCAAGCTCGATGTCTCCACTCCCCTCTCTCCCCGGGAGAGATTCACACCGTCACAACTTTACCCCATCCGGTACCGCCGCTGCCAGCACGGCCGGTATTGACAATGAGACAAATACGTGATACGATGGAATTTCCAGCACGAACGAGGGAAAGGAACCCCCAAATGGCCACCAGGTCCACCGTCCCCCGCGAAGTAGCCTACCTGTCGGCTTCCGCCGAGATCTGGGAGGTTCGCACTGCGGGGCCACACAGCGAGCGCGTGCGAGTAACCCTCTGGCTGGCGGACGCGGTGGGCCAGCCGGTCGAACACCCCAAGGGAACTGCCGTTCTACGCCATGTCAGGGGAAACCCCACCGGGAGTTCGTTCAAGGTCCTGGGCGAACGGGTCTTCACCCCCGAGAACGGCATCAGCTACGGCGTTGCTCTGCTGACCACGCTGGCCGAGCAGATGCTGTCGGCCTAGCGCGCATTGGCGTAGATGGCCAGCACGATGCCGATTAAGGCCACCAACGCGGAGATCACCACCGCCAATCGTGCAAATGGCGTCCAACTCTGTTCACTCTTTGTTCGACGGGCTTCTTCAGCGTCCTTTAGCGCCGCTGCGGTGGTGATCACCGTGGCATCGCGAGAAACCGCCTGATCCCCTAATCGTTGAACAGCCAACGTCAACTCGTGCATTTCATCGGCCAGCCTGGCCAGACTGCCGTTGATCGCGGCAAAGTGCTTATCGTGGCCAGCCAGCCTGGTCTCGATGATACCAGCGTCCACCCCACGCTGGTAATCGTCAGGCGAATTACTCAAAAAGTATCAGCTCCAGGCGCGCCACCTGCTCATGCTGTCCCCTAGATCATCTCTATCGATTACGCTGATCATCTTGTCAATGTTGCACTCTCGGTGTGCAGCAGCCACGTTCTCCGGCACGTCGTGTCCGCCCAACGCGATGGGATGCACGTGATCGATGGTGGCCCCCCTGGGTTCGGTTCTGGGGACTAGCGGATCGACGGGCTCTAGGCAGATGTGACAAGTCCAAGAGTCGCGCTCGAAGATCTCCCGGTCTGAATACGGGCTCTGCGGGACAGCCCCTCGTTTACGAGCACGAACTCGGCCCCAGTGTCGATTCGCGCACTGCTTGGAACACCAGCGCGCGGACGGATACCGCTGCATAACCGCCAGTTTCTGGCAGTGGGGGGAGCAGTACTTCTTCTCCCGCCCGTCGGTGCGGGGGGCTACAGGCCCCCCGCACCGCAAGCACACTGTACCCGTCATGCCCGCTATTGTACCCATATCAGGCTTAGGGTACAGCACCCCTACTGATTCTGTAGCAACCTGAACGCCAGATCGTTGATGCTGTCCGCACCGACACGCGCCCAGGCGTACCAGCCCCGCTGGCCAGAAGGCCGGTTGTTCGAGGTGTGCAGGAGGTGCGGAACGAGCTCAACGTTCATACCCGCACGCTGGGCGACCAGGTAGTTGCTGAAGTCGCCAACGACCATCATGTTGGCCGCACCGGTCGTGCCGGTGAAGTCGTCCATGAAGTCGTTCTCGTAGTACGGCTTGCCGAACAGACGCGGAATCGACTCCTGCGTGATGTTAACGCTGAAGTTCGAGCCACCGGCGCCGGTGGAGCCGAAGGTTCGGACCTCGTTCATCACGTCGGTGGACGACATCCACACGGGGTTCTTCCGACGGTACTTGATGGGGAGCGAGTCCCACAGCTTGTACACGTCGACGGCAGCAAACGCGCCGTCGGTAGTCGGCGTAACCTCGACGTTGGTGTTGGCGTCCAGCGCTGCGACAATACCCCAGGGCTCACCGGTGCCAGAACCGATGGTGAGCTTCTGCGCCAGCAGCTCCCGGTAGCCCTCATCCAGAAGCGTAGACATCTCCTGGGCGAAGTTCGGGTAGTCCATCCCGACTTCAATCGAGTAGGGAATGAAGCCCTGGGCCTTGTAGGTCGTAACGACCGGCTGAGCGAGGGTCGGTGCGTCGTCGGAAACTTCGGCGGCTTCCGCATCGAACGACCAGGTGACACCAGCGGAGGTGACACCCTTCCACTCGTCGTTGGTGATCGTCTCGACCCGCGCGATGTTCAGGATGTCGTTGGGCGAGCCCTGCGCGGTGAGAATGATGGTAGGGTCGATGTAGACCGGAACACCATAGCCACCGGCCGCGTCGGTGCCGATGCTAGCCGCACGGAACTCGTCGAACGCCTCAACGGCGCGCGCCTCGTCCGCCGAAAGAATCGGCTGAGTCCGAGTGACCAGCTTGACAAAAGCCGACCGGTATTCCTCGCGCTCGGTGAGCAGCAGACGGCGCGCCACCTGCGTACCGTCCGTATCCACAGTCCGACGCCGGAGAGTGCGCTCGACCTGCTCGCGTTGCGGGTCCGACAGGTGGCGCGTAAGCGCGTCGTCGTCCAGCGTCTTCAGGGCCTTGTCGCGGGCCTCGTGTCGCGCCATGGAGCGAACATCGCCACCGTCGAACGGATCGACCCGCTGCATGAACTCGGCGGACCGCCTGGTGCCCTCGGTGGCGTCGCCAGTCTCGACATTGCCCCGGTTGGCAGCCAGCTCAGCGATGGCAGCCTTGCGAGTCTCGATCGCCTGGAGCTCCGTGGCCAGCCGACGCCGCTCCTCCAGACCCTCGTCAAACCGCTCCTGGTCCTCGGGCGACAGTGCCCGACCGATCGCGTTGGCGTCCAGCTCGATCAGGCAAGCGTCGATCCATTCGAGCGCTGCCCGCACCTCGCTTTCAGTTCCCATTCTTTAAATCACTCCCGCGAATTCGAGACGCGCGCGACGCGTCTCCGGTGAATTGGTTGGTTGTCCTTCCGCGTGGTCTCGCTCGCTGGAGTCCGGCGCGTTGGTGCGACTAGCGGCCTCATCGTTTTCGGTGACATCTCCATCAGGATCGTCGGCCGATCGTTCCGAGGTGCTGATATCTTCATCCGGCAGCTCGTCCAAGCCCGGTCCAACGCCCCCCACCAGGGGAACGGCGGACCGGAACTCTTCAAACTGCTCTATAAGAGCGCGATAACCGTCCGGGTTCTCCGCCCGGACAGCGTCGCAGTAGGTGTCGGTGTTGCTTCGCAGCCCTGCGGTAGCAGCCGGGTTGGCTGGCCAAGTTACCGGGCCAAATTCCATCAGCCGCAACGCAGTAACGGTTCGCTCAGGCAGCGCGTCAGGGTTAGACGCGCTGCGCTTGGGAATATCGTCCCACTGGTCGTCCATCACGTTAAACATGAACGACGACCCATAGACTCCGGCGCGCAACCCCGGGATCAGATCCCGGTTGTACGAGGTGTCCAACAACTCCACCTCGGCATGGGCCCCATCGGCTCGCTCTTCCAGCTTGAGGACCTTGCCGAGGACCTGCTCGCCCACCATGGCGCCCTTGCCGTGGTTGAACAGAACCTTGACCTGACCACCGCGCTCCTCGATGGTCTTGGTGAAGGCTCCCGGAGCTACCCGCTCCAAGAACCTGCCCTCACGGGCGGAGTTGATCTCATACCAGTTGTTGAACACCGAGAACCGGAGCGTCATGACCGGAGAATCCTCGGTCATCCGATCCGCCCGGTAGCTGGCGCGGATGAACGTACCGCCGCCCGCCACCGTCTGCGCGGTCTCCTCCGGGTCCATCCCGGCTGCCAGCAGCGTCGGGGCAAACGAGGCAGATCGGACCACAGGAAGGTGACGCGCCACCGCTTGGGCGGTGGACAGATCTGCCCGCGAGAATTTGGCGATCTTTTCCTCTAGGGCGTCGATCATGTCCTGGTCACCGTCCTCCTTGGCCTTAACCAGCTGAGCTTTAAGCGCCTTCAGAGACGGGCCCTTCTGCGATCCGCCAGGGCCCTCCCCGTACTTGGCTCGATCCTCGCCGTCAATACCGCTGTCTCGGCCCATCAGTTTCTTGGCCAGTACGTCCCGCTGCTGTTTGATCTTGGCTTTTAGCTGCTTGTCCTTGGCCTGCCCCATCGCGGCGGTCAACGCGTTGACCGCTTTTACGTGGTTCCCATCTTTCATCGCCTTGGCAGCGGTGTCCAAATGCTCTTCCACCTTGGCGTTGTCCCCCGACGGCTTGGCCGGTCCAGACGGTCGAACCTCGACCATACTGTCCCCACCAGGGCCCTCGTGCTTTGGCTTGTCTCCGCCAGGGCTGAAGCTATCTGGCTTCAGCTTGTCCCCACCACCGCTGTGCTTGGGCTCGTCCGGACCAGAAGGACCGACCCCGGCGAATTTTCCGTTAGGCCCACGGGGGTGAGACTTCTCGTCCCAGCCTGCCCGCTCCTCATCGGACAAAGACTGACCAGCCGACCGACTGGACTCGTGCGCCTTCTTTACCGACTTAGCCAAAGCGGTCAGGGAAGATTTGGGAAACGCCGGGTCCGACCATGAAGAGTTGACAGCGTCCTGGAGCCTATCGTTTAGATAGGCAACGTCCTCTTTATCCAGCTTCCCGGCTTTAAGATTCTTAGCCGCCTTGGCTGCAGCAGGATTGCCCCGGTCGTCGTTGATAAAGAAACCCAGTCGCTTCGCCTGAGCGTCATTAATCTCGACGCCCCCGCCCTTGGGCTTGGGCTTGTTCTCCTCAGCCTGCTTGGCCGTCGGGGCGATTTTTTTCGGCGTGTACTTCTCGCCCTTGATCTTGGCAGCCTGCGCCTTGAACCGCTCCCGCGACGTCTCTACCTCTTTAGCCGCGCGGTCCCAGCCTTCAGCCTCGTCCTCTTTGCCCTCTTTGCGGGCTTTGTCGGCCCTGGCCTTGTGCTCTTTAGCCAGCTTTTCATAGCCGTCGATGTTCTCATTTAGCTTGTCGAGCTTCTTCTGCTGAGCCTTGGTCAGCTCGGGCTTGCGGCTGCCGGATAGTTTACCGCCGAGACCGCCAGCCGTTCCAGGCTCATCGTCGTGGAGAGGGTTGTCCTTGATCTTTTCGATCTCATCGGACAGAAACCCGTGTTCTTTGTCATTCAGCGGCTGGCCTTTGGACAGCTTGTCCTGGATGCTGGCAGCCATCTTGACGTCTTCTTCGTAAAGCGGGTTGTCCTGCACTCCGTTAAGAATGTCGGACAGCATGCTGTCTTCGCCGGGGGACAGCCCCAGCCCCCCACCCTTACCGCCTCCGCCGCCGCCCTTATCGTCGAACTTACCGTCCGGACCGCGTGGGTGCTTGACCTCTTCCCACTTCGAACGCCAGTACTCGCTTTCGAACACCAGTCAGGCCCCCATCTTCATGATCTTGGCCTTCATGGCATTGGCGGTCTTCATGTCGCCCGAGCTGACCGCCTTCTTATACGCGGCCTTGCACTCTTCCATCGACATGTCGCCGTCCGTGTCCGAGTCGCTGGACTGGTCGCCGTCGCTGTCAGTGTCGCTGCCCTTCTTCTTCATCTTGTCCTTGATGAAGGCAGGCGGGCCACCGGCGCGCTCGATCATGTCCCAGTAGCTGTCGTTCATGGAGACCCCCCGTCCGGCCAGAGAGCTCAGGCTCTCCGGTGGTTCTTCGTTCAGCTGGCTACGATACAGCCTGATCAGGGTCGAGGCTGCCGATTTCTTCTGCTCGGGCGACGCGTTAACGCCACCTCGGCCACCGCCCAGCACACTGGCAGCGGCATGACATGCATTGCGGTTTAGCGCGCCACCTGGCTCGCGCACCGGAAGCTTATAACGACCTTTATTGTCTGGGTCGCCCTGGCCGGTGTCGATCAGGCACGCGGCGCGCCACTGCTCGGGCGAGTAGGCTGCGGCCGTGAATCCGGACCAGGGCTTGCCGGACACGGTGGCGCGCCTCTCGGTCTCTACCGCCGCCACACGCTTGCCCTTTTTCTCCTGGTTAGGCATGTGGCCGAACACGTCCTTGTACCAGGCCGAGGCTATGCGCTTTGCCTTGATCTGGTCGCCCTTGACGTGCTTGAGAATGTGATGATACAGCTCGGTCCAGGGATGCTCGTGATTGGCCCATTTGGCCAACCCCTCGGGATCCTTGGTCCAATAGTGCTTAAGCTCGCCGTTATCGACGCCCTTTTTCCCGCCGCTGGCTCCGGGGGCCTTAACCCCCGCTCGCATGACGATCACGGGCTGCCCCCTCGGCTATTTGTATTTGGACGAGTTGTTGAGCACAGACAGCTCGACGTGAGTCACGCCGCCAACGACCGTACGTTTGCCCACCTTGAACTGGGCTCCCCGCTGTAGCAGCACCTCTTGCTGGTTAAACCCGCCATCAGCGTCGAAAGTATCGTTGATCGTAACCGCCTGGGTGCCCGTCGGCGCCTTGATGTGCAGCAAAAACCCGCCACCGCTGCCGGTGGGATCGGCCATCAGGTCGGCTACCTCCTTGTCGGTGGAGGTCGACATAAACCCATGGTCGGTGATCTTGGCACCGGTGCGATTGCCCAGCCAGGCACGAGTTTCGGGCGTATCCGGCACACCCCGATACAGGGTCGTCGGCTTTTTCAGATAGTACCGTGAAATCGCGTCGGTCAGGGCGTGGATGCCTTTGGCCATCTCCTCGGGGATTTCAGCCTCAGGATCGCCACGCAGCGCACCGTTCATCCGCTCGAAATCTGAACCGCCCCAGGCGTAGTTCTTGACCACCGCACGGTCGGCGTCGGTCAGCTCCGACGTCGGCGCCGACGATTGGTACTGCTTGGACGCGGGCTGCGTCAGTTTGGCCAGCCCAGGGAACCGGTGCAGCGATCCCACCTTAACGAACTTACCCTGCGGGTCGCGCGGGTGCTCGACCTCGTTAAAACCGCCAGACCGCAGCGCGCCACCGCCTTCGCGCTCTACCCCGTAAGTCAGGTAACCATTGCTCCAGCCGTCCAGCTCGGCCAGGTCCAGCATCCCCCTGGCGTTCATGGTGCTACTGACCATGCTGACCGTACGGGATTCGCCGACCAGGGTCCCGTCGGGACGGCTGGAGACCTCGCCTAGCTTCTTTCGGTCCAACGAGGTAAACACACCGAGAACGGTCACTGCTGGGCCCCCTTAGCGTGCTTGGCAATCGACTCGAATCGCGCCATCATGGCGGCGTGCCACGCCCCGCGATCCCGATCGTCAAATTCACTCTTGAGACCCTGCAGTCCGTCCCGAAGCTGGCTGACTTCCTCAGGCGTCAGGTCATTCTTTCGCCAACGACCACTACCTACCGTCCAGACCCCCAACGCGAAACTGGACATCTGGGCCATCCCGTCCGGCAGTGCGTTACCAAATTCGTCGATCCGCTGGGATTCGAACGAAGACAGACTGTGGTCGATCCCGACCGGCACACCACTGTCAGACGCGATCCAGTTTCCGTCGTTTCGGTCCCGGTTGTTCACCAACACATCCAGAAGGCCCAGCCGCTTCCCCTCGGGGGTGGCCTGTGCCTCCATTGCAGCAACGTGATCGGACATCATCAGCTTGAATCCAACCTGGCCAGGGATGTGCGTCATCCACACGCCGTACATCCCATCTTCGCGGCCAGGAGCCTCAATCACGTCCGGCACCGGTGCTCCGATGGCCTTACCCACCTTGGCCGACAATACCTCCGCGTCGATCTCGTCAGGCGTGGTCATCTGCTTGGCCACCGCCCGGCTGCCGTCAGGATATGTTGCCAACGACACCGACAGCGCCGATACGCCGCCCGACAGAGGCTGAACGTCGGCAGGCTCCTCGCCCATCTTGGTCGCCAAATCAATGTCCGGTACCGGCGGACCGTGGTCCACCTCGGGCTCGGACGCCGGTTCATCCTTAGGCCCCACCAGGTGGTGGACCGCCTCCTGCTGGGTTTTGAACGTTTTGGACACACCAATACCGTTCGGCGCACTGTTCCAGTCGTTGGACTCGCCACCGAGCAGGTTCGCTGGATAGATCGACCCCTTGTGCTCGCCGTCGGCGTGTACCTGGATCATCGGTCCGTCCGGCGCCAACTTCACGCCGTCCGGCAGGTCCCCGAATTTCCCGTCCGGGCGCCGGGGGTGCTCATCCTCGTCCCAGTCGGCTGCACGAACGCCTGCGTCAGCGCCGTCCCAGATCACGTCGTCTGGCTGCCGGATGAACTTGCCGTCCGGTCCCCGAGGGTGTTCCTTATCCTCCCAGGACCGGACGGCGTCGGCAATCGCGCGACCCACAGTGGCGGCGGGCTGGCCACCGCTCTGGACCTCAAACTCTCCAGGACGCCACATCAACCGGTTGCGCTCGGCTTGGGCCACCTTGGTCATTCGATCACCACCGATGCCACCCCGTCGGTGACGTCGGTGACGCGCACCGTCGTGCCGCGCGGCAGGATCACCTCTCCGGGCGCGCCAACATGGCGGTTGTAATCGTTGTACCGGATCGCCTTAGCTCCCTTGGGGAGATCGGCTTTAATCACCACACTGTCGCCACCGGATCCGGCGTATCGGTTCACCACGCCCTTTTTACTAGTCCAAGACATGAACGCCCGGTCGGTGATCCGGTCGCCCACCTTGACCTCACCCAGCGGAGCCACCCGGTAGACCGTAGTGTCCTCCGCCAGACTGGCGGTATTGAACACCCGATCCATGGCATCCACCGTGGCCTGTATGCGCGCCACGTCGTCCGGGTCGTCCGGGTCCGCGTACTCGGGTTGCATACCACGCAGCCACGGGTTTACATCGTCGCTTTCACCGTCGCCCGAGTACGCGGACAACAGCTCCAGATCCGACGCGCTCACCCCCGGGATGTGCGATTGGTCTTCCTCGTCGATCAGGTCCCCGAATTTCCCATCGGGGCCACGAGGATGATCCTTCTCGTCCCAGGTGCGCGCGGTCTCCCCCAGCAGCCTACGCGCTAGGAGGGCTCGCCTTGGGTCGGCCAACACCTCCTGCAGCAGCGTGCGCAGCTCACCGACTTCACTAGCGAGCTGCGCCACCGAGTTTTGCTGCTGGGCAGGTGCGACAGGGTCAGTTTTGTCGGACGAAGGTTGGGTTGACTCGGGCTGTCCAGCCTTTGGCTTGTCGGCGGCGGGTGGCGCGCCACCGTCGCCCGACGCCCCGCTCGGCTTTGGTTTCTCCAGCTCGGCTGGACCCGGCTGGGCCTTGGGCGCTACTCCCGCGCCTGGCGCCTGGAGCTGCACCGAGAACAAACCGGTGTGCTCCAGCAGGGTCCAGTCCTCATTAACAATAGCAGCTGTGATCGAGTCAGGCTTGTATCCGGCATCGATCAGCTGCTTCATCGTGCTGGCCTGCTGCGTCTGGATCGCCGCAACATCCTTCTGGTCCTCACGCAGGAACGCGATGTCGCGGTCGTCGTACCACAGCCGGGCCGAGCTGGGCACCCGGACCAGCGTGGACAGCGCAGCGCAGGCGCTGCGCCACTGCGGACGCGCCCAATGGTCGCCGAACTTGCGGCGCGCCATGCCGTAGTTGCTGTAGGTGGCCGATTGCAGGCCTTCGGACAGGCCGACGATGATCGGTGGCACGCCACCGGCTGCACAGATGCGGGTCTCGCCACCGCCCTGGGTGGCCTTAAAGTCCATCTGCTCCATATTGGCGCCGATGACCTTGACGTCCGCACCGCCGCCCAGGTATAGCGTCTTGTAAGCGTTCTGGCTGCCCTGGTGCGACGCGTTCATCGCCTTCATGAACGCATTGAACTGGTCCTTGGTAATGCTTTCGGAGAACGACACGGCCAGGTTGGGCGTAGCCGCGTTCTCAAAGAACTTCAGCTTGTGTTCATTGGCGGCCCGGTCCGAGTCCAGCTCGCGCAGCACTGGCGTCAACCAGCTCATACCCCGGTATTGCGCCAGAGGGTCCGGGATCGGTGACCAATGCGCGACCTCGTTGGGAAGGTAGATCTGAGCCCGATTGGTGCCCTGTTCGCCACCCGGCCGGTACTTGTACCCAACGATGTTGCTGGAAACCGCCTCGGTGGGAGGCGCGTCCAGCACGATCTCGACCCAGTCCGGCCGCAGCCGACGAATCCGGTTGTTCTCCCGCACCGCGTAAAAATTGCCGTGCAAGCTTACGTCTTGCTCCATCCGGGCCAGCAGCTCGCCGGTGGTTCCGCTGGGCCACGGGTTTTCCAGCAGGTTAAGCTCAGTGGTGCCGAACAGGTCACCGGGCCTGCCGTTGCGTAGCTTCTGCCATTGGAACCGGGCCTCAGTGAACAACAGGATCCGGGCCAGGATCACGGCGAAGATAACACCGTTATCCTTATAGTACGCCTGGACGTAGTGGGTGAAAGACGTAGTGTCTTTCTCCCGGTCCCGCTCGCCACCACCCAGGTATACGCCGTATCCGACGCCCTGGAACGAGAACATCTCGGCCAGCTGCGACAGTCCAAGCCGCTTCTCGGCGCCGTCGGGGCGCGCCACGCGCCTGCCCGGCTGACTCATTCCGTCGCGAGTCTCCCGGACTCGCTCCAGAAATCCCATGGTCGCCCCCCTCCGCTATCGTCGATCGGTCGAGCTGTCCGCCGCGTGCCAGCCGACCACGGCTGCCGCCCACAGCCAGGCCACCGTGACCCACAAAACGATAATGATCTTGTGGGCCAGCCAGCCGACCACGAACGGGATCAGCATGGCAAAGAACGCCATTGCTCGGCGCAGGTCGTATTCTCGGGATTTCCTCGACACCTGGTCCAGCGTGCCGTCCAGGACCACCACGGGGGTTCCTCCCTCAGATACTGACCACCCAGGGCTCGGCGTCAGTAAGCTTATCAAACTCTTTCTGCTCGATAGCGTGCGCCATCGCCTCGTGCGCCAGCACAGCGGCAACCGCTGCGTCGATCAACAGCCCGTCGCCGCGCTTGGCCATCTTCATGTAGTGCGTCTGGATGCCGCCCTCTTCACCAGGCCTAGCCTTGCGTCGCACGCCCTTTACTAGCACGCAGTTGGTGACGTGCCGGGTGAGCGTCGGATGATCGTCGTGCCGGATCTGGTGGTCCGCAGCCGCCGAGGTGAACCGCTCAATCGCCTTGTCCATCCGCTGCTCCTGGTTGGTGGCAAACTCCAGGATCCGGCCCGGCCACTCACCCGACCAGGTGTCCAAATAGTCCTGCCAGCGGAACGGGTCGGCAAACAGCGCGCCAACCTTGTAGGCGCCAAAGGTCTCGCGGACCACCGCGTCCACCTCAGCACCCGGAATCTTCCAGTCGGGCCCAGCGTCGTCCGGCCGCTCCCACACCCGGATCACGAACAGCTTGCGATCGCTCCGGCGCTCAGCGATCAGCGCCGTGGCGTCCAGCCGCTTAGAACCGTCAAAACCCAGCGCGATCTCTTCCTTGGGCGCCAGAATGTCGTCGTCGTTGTGGTCTGCCAAGAACGCCCAGCGCTCGGGCGGAACGAACGCGCTCTGGCCGACCACGATCTCGTTCAAGAAAAATCGCCTGCGGTCGGCCTCAAGGTGCGACTCGTTGCGCACCTCGTGAAAGATTCGGCCGCGAATGTTGACCCAGCCACCGCGTTCGCGCGCGCTGTCGCCGTATTGGCGGAGCAACTCGCGATAAAGCTCCTCGTCGTCAGCGATCACTTCGACACGCTTGGGCTCCACCGTGTCGATGTACTGTCGGTCGGTGGCGGTCTCGGCGGTAACCTGGGCCGCGCTGCCCTCGGTCGGGTCCCACGCGTTGGTGAGCTCTAGCCACCTGCCGTCCATGCCCGCGATGTTTCGTTTGACCGCGTCTACCACTTTCCGGAACCCACCCTGCAGAGTGAACAGGTGAGACTCGGTGATCGTGGCCATCGTCATCGGCGCGCCCAATCGTGCCCTGGCGCTGGTGGTTACCGGTTCAATCTTGCCACCGCCCGGCAGCACTGTCCGGGTCTGGCCGATGTCCAGCCCGATCATATTGGCCAACGGACCGTTCCGGCCCATCGACAAGAATGGTACCCAAGTGTTGTCGGTCTGGTCCTCTGATGTTCCCAAGCAGACAATCAGGGGGGTCGGGTAGGGCGCGCCCATCGGCTCGCCCTTGGCGTTCCAGCCGTCGAACTTGGTCGGACCCAGCGCTTCGGCCCACAGGATCGCAGCGCCGAACGGGTCCTTGCCCCATTTCTGACTGCGACGCAACTGACCGCCAAAGTATTGGAACGAGTCAGGGGCTGGCCACGCCGCCGCGTGAGGGTAAAGCCGGTAGTAGTGGACCAGGAACTTCCACATCTCATCAGTCAGCTTGTAGGGCTGGCCCTGCATGTACCCGTCCGGGATGACGATGTGTTGCTCGATCCACTCGCCAACATCGTATCCCAACGTCGGGAATTCACCCGGCTCGTTCGGTCCGCGCCACGGCATGCCCTCGCCTTCCTGCTCTTCCCCTATTGACCATAAGACAACAGCGTGATACCATCCCCCCATGGACATCCCAATCGGGCCAGATCACAAGACCGAGCCCATAGCCAACGTCCGGTCGGCCGAGCAGCGCGCCACCGCTGCCAACCTGATCAACGAGCCCCACTTCGACTACGCGGACAACAATCCGTTCAAGCCGGGCGGATATGAACCTGGTCCCATCGTTCTGATCTGGACCGACCGATGGAACCAACGTCACCTGACCCAGATTGCCACCAACGGCGAAATCATGGGCGATCTGGAGCCCCCACGCCTGCCGGGCTAGTCGCTGTCCCGTTCAGGCCAGTGCCAGGTACCGCCCTCGCGATAACCCCGGTCCTCGTCTTGTCGGACACCCTGGTTGAAAAACATGCCCTCAGGGTTCAGCACAGCCAGACCAACGTACCAGGTGGAACCGCCGATCTTGTCGTGCCCGCTTACCTCGGTGACCACCGCAGCACGGCACACGCTCGGGTACTCGCCCCCAGGCGTGCCGTAGCTGACGTAGTGCACGATCCGGCCAACAGTGGGAGCTGGAGGGGTGGACTGCTCAGTCATAGATCAGTTACCTTGGCGTATCCGTAGCAGACAGTTCGGGTTACCCCGCTGAGAACAAGGTCCGTCCGCCACCAGAATGTGTCCGCCGTTGCCAAGCTTGCCTCAGGAATGGTAAGCCTAGCAGTTCCCGCCACCGCCGACAACACTACCACTTCGCCGGTGCTAGTCGACCATTTGGTAGCGGAGCCGTCGGCCACGCTGGCAGCGGTCTTAAAATAGACATTAACCGTGCCGCCGGTGAGATCTTGGGGCGACCCATCCGCTTTGAGCACGGTCAGGTCGATTGTCTCAGTATTCCCCTGGTAGAGCACGATATCCCGCCGGTCCGGCATCCCGCTATCCTCCCTCGACGACCTGCCCAGAAAGCCTGACCGGCCAATCCAATACCACTGCTGGCAGCCCCTGATACACTTGCGCACCAATCAGGTGTGGGCGCGCCACTCTCCCGCCCAGCGGCTCGGCTTCCACCGCCAACGCGGTAGCCGCAAACAAGGCCACTGCTTGGATCAACTGCGGGAACACGACCGCCGTTGCCGATAGCGAACCCGTCAGGAATTGCCCGCCGCAGACTACTGTGATCGGCGTAACCTGGGCTCCTGCGCTTGCCCCTAGCGCTGGCAGTTGCGCAGCAGCGGCAACCACAGAGACCGATAGACTGGATCCGGTCGCCTGTCCGGTCGTCGGCAACGCTGCCGAGCTGGCCACCGTGGCCGCCAGCACTACCACCGATCCGGACACTCCGGGAGGTGGCGCGCCACCCGTTGCTGCCACTGTCGTGGGGTGCACGACGGTGTTCGCGTCGGTGCTCACTCCCGCAGACGGCACCGCCACGACCGAAGCCACGGTAAACGCGGAGACTGCCGATTCGGTGGCTAGTGCGGGACTGGCCACCGCTGCGGTCACCACGACCAACGGAGCGGCCGGAGAGGACCCAGCGAACAGCGTTGGCAGTGGCAGACTGCTGGCGCTGGCCAGCGCCTCCGGGGTCACCTGCGTAACGCTGCCGATGGCAACCGGCCCGACCTGGGTCGACGCAGCGACCGTGGCTGGAGCCACCACCGATCCGGTGCTAACCGAAACAGCGGACAAAGCGGCCAGCCCGGCCACCTGCTGCGCCGATTTGGCCGAACCTGTGGACAGCGCGGCGGACGGAGCGGTGGCGAGGCTGGCCACCGCTGTGGGCGTAGCCGCCGAACCTGTGCTGACCGCTGGCGCAGCGATCGAAGTTGCTGCGCCGGTGACGGCCGGAGCCGCTTGGGTAACGCTGCCGATCACCGGGGTAGGGATGGCCGCTGTCGTTGCAGCGACAGCGGGCTGAACGATCGAACCGGTGGATACAGCAGAAGTCGGCAGGCTGGCCACCGCTGCCAGCCCCGACACCGGCAGACTTACGCCGGTGGCCAGCCCGGAGGCCGGTAGCGCGGAGACAGACGCTACCGACGAGGGAACGGGCGTTGAACCTGTGGACAGGGCCGGTGCCAGGAAGGCGACCAGGCTGGCCACCGCTCCGGGCGCAGGAAACGCCAGCTGACTGACTGCAGCGACCGGAACGGAGGTGGTTGCCCCGGTCGCTGCAGCCGTCAGGGTTGTGCCGGTAGACAACCCGGCTGCGGGTGTGGCAGTCGCGGCGACGACTGCCGTTACGCTGATCGTGCTGCCCGTGCTGATCGCGGGGGCAGGCAAGCTGGCTGCGGCCACCACCGCGACCGGAGTCCGGTTGGATCCGGTCGACAGGCTAGCGGCGGGAATGGCCGCAACACCCACGACAGCTGCCGGAGTCCGGTTGGACCCAGCAGAAAGCGCTGCCGCCGGAGTAGCAGTTACCGCCGCGACCAGGGAAGCAGTCTTATTTACCCCGGTGGAGAGACTGGCGGCTGGAGTGGCCGTAAGGCTGGCCACCGCTGCTGGCCGAACATCGTCGGCGACTGCAGACGGCAGTGCGGTGGCGCAGGCAATCGCACCTGGGGTAACGGTGGCGTTGGTGCCGCCGCTAGTCACCTTGAACGCGATAATGATACCGGTGCGGGACTGCGGCGTGTTACCGCCGTCCCAGGTGGCGCCGGTGCTGTAGCCGGTAGAGCCGTTGGCGGTGACTGACAGCGAAGCCGCTGCCGCCGAATCGCGCGTGCCCGAGCCGAGCACTGTGGTGATGTCAGCGTTAGCGGTTTCAACAAACGAGTTGGTCCAGGAGGCCACACCGCCGGTGAACGCGCTGCTCAACGAACCACCGATGCTGCCAACAAGCAGCCGGTCGCCAGACGTTGGCGTGATCGTTGGAGTGGTGTAGCTAGTGGCCGAACTCTGCGCAAACTGGCCGTTACTGGTGTCGTATGGGCTGGCGGTCAACCCCGACCATTCCATCGTGATCCAACACGATGGGCTGGCGCTGCCGATGGTATAGCTGGTGGAGGTCTCGCCACCGGCCGCCACCTTCCACCACACGTAGTGGCCGAGAAATGTTTGCTGGCCACAGCCGGTGGATTGGGTGAACCCGCTAGGGGTTCCTCCTGCGGTGCGATAGTCATCGGCCGCCGCAATGACGATCAGCAGGTTCCCTGCCGTGGCGGCCGAATCCCAGGTCACAGTAACTGTGGCCAGGCCGGTGTTCTGTGCCGCTTTCTTTGACTGGACCAGAGAGGCGGCCACCGCTCTACCTCCGCTGGGGTTACTCGGTGCCGTTCATGTCGTTGACGATCTGCTCGGCTTTGTCCCGGTTCAGGTCGTTCCCGCCGTCGGACAGATTGGCGTTCCAATCCGCCACGCTGCTGACCGGAATATAGCTGATGCCCTCGGGCCAGCCCTCTCCCGGCATCCAATCGGTCGGCACAGTGAGGGCGATCAAGCCCGCCAGGTCCAGCGTCATGTCCGGATCGGGGTCGGTGCCATACCAATCGCCGGTCCAGGCGAGCATCAGTACGTCGCGCAATCGAACCATCGGGTCTCCTTACCAGATAATTAAGGAACCAGGTCGATAGTGAACACGCCGCTGGCGTTCCAGGTGATCTGGAAGGTGCCGTTGCTGGTGCTGTAATCAGCACCAAAATCGACCAGGCAGATGGCGTTGTTTCCCGCCAGCGCGTCAGCGTACAGCAACGCGGCACGAGCGTTGGTAATGGTTGAGCTGGACCAACTGGTATCGGCCTGGTCAAAGGTCATGATACCGCCGGACGCGGTCAGCGTAGGGCTGGCCACCACTGCCCCGCCCGAGGTGTAGCCAGTGCCCGAGATTTCGTTTGCGTTGTAGGGGGCGACGCCGTATGCGGTGTCGGTGGTGTAGTTGGGCGCGATGCTGTTGGTGAACAGCGCCCACTTGTTGGTGGTGAGACTGAGGTCGATCGCAAGCTGGGTGGCGTCCAGCACGTCGACGAACGTGGCGCAGAACAGGCCGGAGCCACTAACTGCCATCGGGCTATCTCTCCTCGTTTACTTGAATTCCAGCACGTAGATGGGGAGCCGAGATCCGGACGTCCTGGCCGTCCTGGCGCTCGCGAACCTTATTGCCCAGTTCGTCGGTGGTGACCTGGTAGCGTTGGCCCTTTTCGTCCTTGCCCTGGGTCACCCGGCTGCCGCCACGCCTGCGAATATAGCCGACGCCCAGCAGCTTCTCCCGGTAGGGGTTAACGTTCTCAGCCAAGGGGGACCCACCCGAACCCTTCGCAGTGTGGACACGGTCGGATTTCCCGAATAGCCGCTAGGCTACGCAACCGGTGCGGGCGTGGCCGGGGTTCGTCGCTGCTAACGCTGTAGCAGCGCTCTCCGGGTTTGGCCAGACAGGCCGAGCAGTCAACCGATAGCGCGATCGTGTCGACCACGAACGGATCAGCCAACGGCTCGGATGCGGTTGCGCGCGTTGTCAACGTCCGAATTCTGCCGGGCCTGGGCAACCTCGTCATCGACGATTTCCCAGAGCAGCAGTCGCATCGACTTGGGGGTCAGGCCCAGCTTGTCTTCAAGCTGGCGTGCTTCGGCCATCAGCGTGACCTTAGCGCCAGGCAGCTCGGCGGCCACCATGATTCGGCAGTAGCGCGCCACGGCCCGGACCACATTCGTCTGTTCCCAGGCAACAGCCTGAGGCTTCTTCCACAGGTCGCGCCAGGCCTGCTGCTCGTATTCGGTCATCGGAACCGACAGCGGCCACTTGGGCGGGGGTCCCTGGCGACCTTCCTTGGGCAACTTGAGCGGGCCTACACGAGCATTACGCCGAGCTGGGTTAAACTTAGGGACGGATTCGCCCATTTGACTTGTCTCCTGTCCGGAAAAGCGCTTACTACGTGGTTGTCCTAGAGTCACGTATACATTGTACGCACTGCGAAGAAGGGGCATCGGGGTCGTTCCCCCTCACTCGGAGTGACGAGGGCATCCAGCCCCCCTTTCCTATCCCCCTTGACTAGTTGGAGCGTTCCAAATACTTGCACCCTTGCGCGAATTGCATCTGCGGCACTCAGGCTGGTAATTACTAGGATCATTGGTGCCGCCCATACTGCGCGGCACGATGTGACCTGCTGTAATCGGGTTATTGACTGAACCATGCGCACCACATACGCAACATGGCAAGCCAAGTTGTTTGAACTTGCGACTAATGCGTGCGTGCTCGCCAGTCAAGCCACGTGCTGCTGTGTTTTTGCGTCTATGCACAGCACACTTTGCCTGTGTACTTGCAACTCCACATTCAATGCAGGGCTTAAGTGCAGGCAAGTTCACACATCCAAACACACATGTGCACGCACACATCACGTGTGTACGTGCATACAACCTAGACGCGTACGTGCTCTATCTGCAGGGGTGGGGGGCACATTATGTCTATGCCGGATCTCCCTATCTATCAGGGCCAGATCCAAAAAATCCCACCACGTGCGGGGGGATACACCACCTATACCCGGGACAGATACCCTACTGGCCCCATACCGGGTACCCCATGAGTATATAGTCCCTGGGGATCTCCCCAGTCGACGAGCCGCCTCCTTTGCAGAGACCAGCTCCATCCCACCTACAAAAAAGGCTAGATTTCCCACCCTAATTGCTTATTTTTGCACAGGTTTCCCGTCCGTGCAAGCCCCCACACAGCGAAACCCCCCACTACCCGTATACTATCCGGTAGTGGGGGGTGGGGGGTTAATTTAAACTCAGATGGGCGGCTCGGACGGCTCGGGCGTATTGGCCGACCAGATAGCATCGATCAGTGCCGGTCCAGACAGCAGCCCTAGCAACATCAGCAACAGTCTGAAGGTCAATTCGCCAAAATCAGCTGGCACCAGTACCACGGTAGCCAGGCAGGAAACCAGCGTCATCAAGAACACCCGAAGACCAAGCCCCAGCCCAAGCCAGCACGTCATCGCCGCAGCGCGCCACTGTGTCACGTTCCGATCAACCCGTGACAATCGCAGTCGTAGACCACCGACACGCCCAGGTCGTGCTGTCGGGCCAATCCGATCGTGTGCGCAGTCCCGCCGCTGTGGTCGCGCCACAGCGCCTGGCAAAGCACCGGCACATCGTAGGTCAGGCCCAGCCGAACCGCTTCAGCGATCATCTGGCCGTTCCGGATCTTTGGCGCCACCCGGCCAGGATAGCTCTCGTAGTCCGGCTTAAACGCTGGCAACACCTGCCAGCCCTGCTTGGCCGCGTACTCGGCCATCATCTGATCGGCACCGATCGCACCGCCGTGCAACAACACCACCGACCGACTCGGCCAATCCAGCACCCCACATCGCTCGGGTGGAGTTCGCCAATCCCGGCTACCGGTCGCCACGACCACCAGCCTGAGCGGCGTAGCTAGAAATTTCGACCACGGATCGATCAGCGGCATCGCCATTACCACGGTCCTCTCGTTGGAACCTCATCGTCGTCCTCCAGCTCCGGCTCCGGCAGCCACCGGCGCACCGCCCAAGCCACCAGCACCAGCACCACCCCGCAGACCAACAGCCACCAGGTCGCGTTCACATGCAAGCCCAGCACTCGCACCCGCTCGGGCAATTGGGTCCTGGGAAGTCTTTGCACGAGCAATCACAGGTCTGACGCCCACATGGACACGAGTTCAATACAACAACGCCACGAATCGTCATTCAGCGCACCCCCCGCACCGCATCTGCTCGGCCTCCCATTCCTTGGCCTTCTCCGCCAACGCCGCATCGATCTCGGTCCGCGTGCGCACGCTGCCATCGGTGTTCCTGTTGAACGGGCTGATTGTCATGGTGAACGTGTGCTGCCGTCGCATCCGTTTCCCGCACAACGCGCACGGTCCCGATTTACGTGCAAAGCGCTTGACCTCCTCGTACCGCTCGGTCACCGTGTAGTAGCGCGCCACCTGTTCATCCGCCCTTGCGCTCATGGTACTCATTCTCGCTGATCGTCGGCCGCTCGCGCCCGTATGGCTCGAATCCCAGCCCCAGCCTGTCCCGGACCACGCCCGCCACCGTTCCGGGCGGCGTCAGTGGTGTGGCCTCCCACAGCGCGTCGTATTCGGCCTTGGTCAACACCAGCCGCACCACGATATTCACTTGACCCACGGCACCATCGTCCCCTTGGCTCCGCAACACGGGCATTTGGTACCGCCCGTACAGGTGCACCCGCAGGTCAAGCACCCGCCCTGGTGATCGCATTTGCACTTGCACTTGGCCTTGGTCACCAATATCTCCGCCGCATGTTCCACTCGCGCCAGCGCTGAGCCAATCGGAACCCGACCACGACCACCAGGGACAGCAGCAGACACACGCCCGCCTGCTTTTCCTCGGGAACCGCCCATAGGCCGATCAGCACCAACGATCCGCCCGCTACCAGTCTGGTCATCGGCCCCCCTTCAAGTGTCTCCGGCGTGAGCGTTGGCGGCTGGCCACGCTCCTGCCGCGCACCGACGGCTTGACCGCTACCGCCGGTTTGCTGCGCATCTGGTGATACCCGATCCAGTCCTCGCACGGGCAATCCATCAGACCCCAGCCCATCCCGGTGTAGCAACCGCAGATGGGACAGTTGAACTCCTCGCATCCGCCGTACTCGCACTGGCCGCGAACCCACCATTTGTTCCAGTCAGCGCCAGGCGGCGGCCGGTGGCTGCATTTTCTCACGATTGCTCCAGGTCAGCATGAGTGGCTACATCCGCACTTGGCCCCGCCACAGGACCCGCACCTGCCGATCGTCTTCTCGCACAGAACGCAGACGTTGCTTCCGCCCACGGGCGGTTCACCTTCCTAGTTGGCTCGTCTTTTAGCGGCCTCAGCCTCTTTTCGCGCGGCTTCCTCGGCCCTGGCGCGCTGCTGCGCTTGGTCGCGCTGCCGCTGGGCCCGGCGTGCGGCCTCTTCAGCCTGTCGTTGGGCCCTGTTGTTTCCGCCCAAAAAAATGCCTATTCTCCGCCCCTGAGGGAGGCAGCGACCGGAAACAGCGTAGCAAGCAACTCCGCTGCCTACCTCCGCTGGAAGCGCAGCTGGAATCCCTTGGTGCCCGACCAGCCCGGCACCCTGCGCCCGGTTCTTACGTGGCTGTCCACGCTACCCCCCGCAAGCGTCACACAAGCCTTTCGGACACCAGCAACCGCCGGGACAATTGCACTCTCGCCTACCGCACGGGCATGCCTTGGCCAGAACGATCACTGGTGTCCGCCGATCTTATCGGAGCGTCATGAACACGGTCGGGTGGTAGTACTTGTTGTACTTGCGGTAGCCGATTCGGGTGCCGAAGTGGTGCGCACCGAACGTCACGCCCTTGGTCCTGCTGCCCGACACGTAGAACTCGACGTGGCCACCGCCACTGAAGAACGCCAGGTCGCCCTTAACCGGGCGGGTGGTGCGCCTCAGCTTGTGGCTGTGCAGCATGCTGTAGGACACGCGTGGCAGCGAGACACCGGCCCTCTTGTAGGCCCACTTCACCAGGCCAGAGCAGTCCCAGCTCGACGGCCCGTTGCCGCCGTACCGGTACCAATCGCCCTTCTGAGTCAGCGCGTAACGGTATGCGCTGGACCTCTTGACGGACTTGCTGGCCACCGCTGCATTCGCCTTCACCGGCGTGGCAGCCTGGGCGCGCTGGCTGATGTATAGCCCAACGGCCAACAGCGTGAACAGCGCCACTGCCAGGGCGATCGCTCGCGCGCTCCAGCTCCTGCCCAGCGGAACACTGATCGAGTTGGCCCGGTCGGACCGGTTACTGTGGGGCTCCGTAGTCATGATCGCTTGTGCCTTCCTTAGCAGACTCCGCGCCGGATGAGGCGGCATTGGCCACCTGCTGCGCGTAGTCGGTTCGGTTTACCGGCCTTCCACAATTACCGCAGATTATCCCTCCCCACAACTCGGGGTCGTCCTCAGCCCTGGTCAGGGTCCGAAGTTCGCAGTCTGGGCACACGCCCGGCACGGCCGTCCGACGTTGGTTCAAGCCCAGCATGTTCCGGCTGCGCCGGTGCAGATCCATCAGCGCTGTGGCGTTCGCGCCACCGCTCCCAGGGATCGCAAGCATCGTGTCCATTCGCACCGCTAGCAGCTCGCAGATCGCCTCCACCTGATGCCTGGGCGTGGTAGCTCTCCGCATAGCGGGCAATCCAACCGTACCCGGCAGCTCGTCGGCAACCCCCTGCAGCGTCGCCAAGAACTCGCGCAGATGTGCTTCAACGTCCATTCGAATGGGAAGTCCCCGGTCCGGCGTACCGCTAACTTTTGGTCCGCTGCGCGATCTGGTCACCGGTTCGGTAAGCGCTCGATCCAACAATCTGAACAACCCGGGGAGTTCACCGATCACCACCTCCAGGATCGCACGATCGGTTCGGCACAACGTCCACGGACTGATATGGCCCTCAACGATCCGGCGGTCGCCCTCGTACCGGACCGAACGCTCGGCGCAACGTGCCCCTCGGTGGCAGGCGCGCCACCCCTGGCCGTCTCCCATCTCGGTTTGGCTCATTCGCTGAGACCGGTCATCGCGCTGAACACCCGTGCCAACTCGTTGATGTCGGCAATCAGCTCACAATCGTCGTCGATCTGCTCCTGCTCCATCGCCTCCAGCACACTGATCAACACGCACTCGATGGCATCGTTGAGTTCCTCGCTGGGGACCGGATACATCACCGACAGATTGAACAACCCACGCTGCCAGGAGCTGGCCACCGTGCCCATGATCCTATTACACGCCCAGACGGCCAAACGGTCGCGATCCAGCACTTTGGCGCACCTGTTCCTTTCGATCAAGGGGGGCTGGCTGGCGTAAGGATCGGGGGTCGAGGTGGGAAGACTCGGCTATTGGCTTGTCGGGGAGTGTTAGGGATGGAGCAGATCGGGTTTGTCGGCGTGTGGCAGGGAGAAGCGGGAAAGAGCTGGTTCGTCTCTGGAAGGCCGGTGGGGAACAGCGGTGGTAAGTCAGTTAAAGGAGAGGCGTGGGATAGTCCCAGGGTTGACCTAGTCAGCTCGGCTGGGGTCTGAACTGTGGGTGTCACGGCTCGTCGGTCTAGGAATGGCAAGGTCAGGTTCGCTCATGGATGGGCGGGATAGTTGGGGTTTGTCGTCTGAACGGGTTTGGGCTGCCAGGGGTTGTCGGAGGAGGGGAGAAGTTGGCTATCATGGGGGACAGGTTTGTCATCGGATGAGGGCAGGACTTGGGAGACCCGACTTGTCGGTCGTGTGGCGGTGGCCTGCGCAGGGGCGGAGGGAAGATGCGAGGTCGATCGGTTGGTCAGTCCGGGGTCTGGATCGAGTCAGTACGGCCACGGTAAGGATCGGTTTGTCGGCTGTTGTGGGGCGGAAACAATGGCAGGAATAGGCGAGGTGTGTCGATTTGGGTAGTGGTGGCCGGATTCGGAGCCGTGCAGGCGGGAGACGGATAGTCGCTGACGGTCCGCGCGTGGCGCGATCAATCCTCGTCCATGGCGTCCTCCCGGTCCTGCTCGGTAAAGCTGCGGCCACGACCGCCCGGTGCTGAGTTGGCCACCATGCCACTGGCCGACGCGTAGGCCGACCTGGTTCCTTCCGGACTGGCCGCGTACTGCGCGCTGAACCTGCGATCGATGCCAATTCCGTCGCTGAACGCCCAGGCGTCCTGATTGGCACCCAGGAAGATTGTGGTCCACCCAGCCTTGGTGGCCCGGTCCATAACCTCCTTAGTCCGCTCGGTGTTGTACTCGGTGGACGCGTTCTCCATCCCGTCGGTGACGATCACTAGCACCGTCTGCTCGGGCACCGGAGCCAATTCCTCAGTCTCGTCGGTGCTCAGCACGCCCGCCACCGTTGTGCCGACCGCGTCCAACAGCGCGGTCATGCCGCGCGGCTTGCACCGCCAGCTGACCCGCTCCACCGGTTCCCGCGAGGTAAGTAGCTCGATCTGGTCGTCGAACTGCACCAGCGTGACGATCGTCTGCCATTCGCTCTCGGCGTCGGCCTTGCGCTGGTCCGCCAGCAGGCTGGCCACACCTCCCTCGGCGTCCTGCACGATCGTGGCCATACTGCCCGACCGGTCCAGCACCAACACCAGGTGCTTGATCTTCTTCTCCACGAGCTTTCCTTCCTCCTGCCTCCGAAGCGAACCCGGGTCAGCGGCCTCCCCAGACACCAAGACCGCTGACCCAGATCACGTAGCCAACCACAGGATGTGTCTGGCTGTCAATCATGGCTGAGGCGCGCCACCTGCCTATGCGCTACCGAATTGGTAGGAGATGAACGTGCCGTGCTCGCCAGGCATGAAGCCCAACCCGTCGAGAAGCTCCTTTTCCCGTTCCGACACCCGGTCTGGGTCGACCGCCACCGACAGCATGTCGTGGCTGCATATGGTCGGGTTGATGCCACGGAAATAGGGGCGCAGGATCTGCAGGGCCAGGATCAGGTCGTCCAGCCGGGCCCCCGCCGGGCGCCGGACAGGCATCCCTGGTTCGCGCTCGGGCGACACCGGCACGATGTTGTAGTCCTCAGCGGTGAGCGCGTGCAGGACCCGCTCCGCCAATTCGCTGGCCTCGTCGTTGGTGATGCCCTCCCTAACCGGCGCCAGCGCCTGCAGGGCGTCCGCCACCAGCTCGCCAGGCGTCCTCACGGGATGCGTACCCCGTCCACCGGTGCCTGGCGCAGCCACGCGGCCGGACCCTCCAGCAGCCCGTCCAGCAGCTCGGCCGGAGTGACCCGCTTGGGCTCGGGACCAGCGATGAACAGACTGACGTTGTCGGTCTTGCGGCCCGGCATGCTGCCGCCCTGGTCCAGCTCGCGCATGCTGGACGCGTTGTCGCGCGGCGGCTGGCCGCCCTGGTCCACGCCGCCGTAGTAGACCAGCACGAAGTGGATCGGTTCCGAGCTCAGCTCGGTCAGCAGTTTGGCGGTGGCGGCCGGGTTGCTGTCCTGGCCGTCGCTCTGCAGGAACACCAGCGCCGGGTACTTGCCGTAGTCTGCGCTGCTTCGGTAGTGGTCCCAGAAGCGGCGGATGCCCGACACGTAGACGGTGCCGCCACCGATATGTTCGTTGATGCCGAGCTGACGCAGGTCGCTGCCTGCTCCAGTGCTGTCGCCGTCGATCTCCAGGACGCTGGTGGCCTTGATCGAGTAGCCGATCAGCGGGATGACGCCGTCGGCGTCCCAGTTGCCCTCCCGGACCAGCGCCATAATCGCGTCGGTCAGGTAGTCGAAACTGCCGTCCCGCAGGTACCCGTCCATCGACGGAGACAGGTCACCAACCACGTACACGGCGAACTTGTGGGCCGACAGCACCGGCCGTTTGGCCAGGCTGATCCCGGCTGCCTTCTGCAGGCTGACCCGGCCACGAGACTCTGTGACCTGGACATCGTTGCTCCGGGTCATGTAGGCGGGCAGCACGTCCGGCTCGAACGCGGCCGGTTCGGGTGCGCTGGTTCCCTTGCCCCGATTGAACAACCCCATCAGTTTCCTCCCTTGGCGGCGTGGCGCGCCACCGCTCCGATAGCCAGACCGATCAGGCCCAGCATTAGCAGCAGCGGTACCGCCTGCCTGCGGCAGCCGCCCGGCTTCTTTTTCTCGCCACCCGACAACGGCCATTCCCTGGCCGAGTTCCCGTTTCCGTTCATCCTTTTGTCTCCTCTGGTCGGGCTATCTGTCTTTGCGGAGGCAGGGGGCCTCACTCCCCCTAGGCGCAAGGCCCCCTGCCTCCTGTTCCGACCCCAGAGCCGTCGCGACTGAGACGCCAGCCGCGAGGCCGTCCGGCTCACTTGGGTCGTCCAGGAAAAGCTCTTTTTTAGTCGAACAACGCCGACGCCAGTTGCCGGATCTGGATCACGCGGTGGAACGGCACAGAGATGATGACGCCGTCCTCCAGCCAGGACAAACACGCTGCGTCGTCGTACAGCTTCTCCGGTTCCGGGGGAATGCTCTCGTCAGCCGGGACATCAGCCGCGTTCTTGAACGACCGGACAGCGCGCACGTCGTACTCGTTCTGGTAGACCAGCACAAGCGGCTGCTGATCAGTCGGTTGGATATTGGTCACTCGGGCGTCTCCCCCTGCTCGGGCTGGCGGAGGAGCTCCAGCATTCGGGATTTCTCCTGCTCCAACCGGTTCCGGTCGATATCCAGCCATCTGGCCAGCAGATCCATCAGCGACTCTGGGCAGTGGACGATTCGGTCGGGTTCCCGGTCCTCTCTGGCCAAGAAAATGCCTTCACCGCTCAACCAGTCGATAAACTCTCCGGCTGCCTGGCTGCGCGCCTGGACTTGGCGAAGTTTGGTGTGTTCGGGCCACGAGTGGCCCTCCAGCAACGACTCAACCCCGGCCATTGGTCTCTCCCCTCAGCAGCCCTCGCTCGTCCAACCGCTTGGCCATCACACCACAATCCTCCAGCGTGGTTTCGGAGTACCCCAGCTGAAGCAGCCCAGCAAACAGAGCGTCGGCCACCAGACGCAGGTAGACGGGCACCTCGTCCGCCAACCCGGTGTCGTCTCGCCTCATTCGGCCTTCTCCTCCCACAGTACTTGCTCTGTGATCCCCTGGTCGCGAATCTGCTGGAGCTTACGGACCAATCGCCTGGCCCCCCAGGCGGTGAAACAGGACTCCTCATACGACCAGTATCGGAACGCGGGGTCCCAGCTCTGCACCGTCTTCATGATACGCTCGTTCGGCTCCCGCACGATGCGGTAACGGACCTGATCAGCCGTCATCTCGGGGGTCCCTCTCTCCACTGGCTGGTTAACTCCTGGTTCAGCCCGATCATCATCAGGCAATCGGAACACGCGTCGTAGTCCTCCAGGGTGAGACCGTAGCTAACCCGATGAAACAGCGGGTACCCGCACAACGTCCGCACCGACCACGCTTGACGCAACGGTTCCGGCGGACGCTCTTCCCACGAGCCCACCGGCAGCGCCTGGTGGGCCCGGTAGTCCGGTCGGTATCCTCTTGCCATCAGCCCCACCGCTTTCCGCAGACCGGACCGATACCTTCGGCGATCGACTGCTCGTCGGTCAGTTCGGCGGCGCAGACGCAGCACACCCCGTAGAGCTGACCAAACTGCTTAGCCTCCTCCAGGCTGAGCTTGTCGGCGGGGGTCAGGTCGTAGATGGCGCCCTTGCGGTACTCGAAGCTCCAACCGCTGGCCGCGTATTCGTCCTGGACCAGCACCTTGGCGTACAGCCGACCGCTGCTCTGCTTGGCGATCTGGACCTTGTAGAACACCCGCTCGCCATCCACCGTGCGAGCGTACATACCGTCCTCGGTGACTCGCTCACGCGGGCCGCGTGTCGACTGCTGCTCCCCGGCTGCTGCTCCCCGGATCGCCTGCTGGCGCGCCACCTGCTCGGCCTCGCGGGCAATGATCCGGTTCGCGGCTTCATCGAATAGCGCGCGGGTCTCAGCGTCGTAGCTCTCGTCCTTGGCCAGCTTCAGCAGCCCGCGCGCAACAATGCGCGGGTTGGCGCTGGCCAGGGTCTGCTCGGCGGGACGCGCCACCGTCTCCGACTCGACCCGCTGACCCTTGCGGGGGCAGCCCTTGAGCCAATCGCCCAGCTCGCGCGCCTGGCGCTTGGAGAGGGTGCCGTCACGATACTTGCCCAACAGCACCTCGTTCAGGTTTACGCCGTTCAGGTGGTGAACCAGCTCGCGCTCCTCCAGTAGCCGCTCGATGAACCGCAGCTCGCCGGGGGTGGGCTTGGGCTCGGGGCGACCTGCGGTCGCCTGCTGGCCACCGCCTCGGCTGGCCCGAACCTCCGGCTCAGGGACATCGGCGGTGGCCGCCACGGCGCCCGGCTCAGGCAGCCCGGAAAGGTCTCCGCCCTCGTCCTGCAGCCGCTTGCGGTAGTACGCGGCGGTCTCCCCGTTCGGGTCCTCGATGATGACCTCACGAAACACCTCATGCCGCGCCTGGCGGTTGTGCTTAGTGGTCCCTCGGTAAGCCATCTCCGGAACTCCTTTTGTCGTCTGGGGGGTGGTGCTAACACCAGTCTACCGCGTGATTGCCTCCAAGGAAACTATCCGCCGGGCCATAGGACGATTACCGACTGAGGAAAAGAACTCCCGCCCTCCAGGCCCTTCCGAAAAGGGGGGACCTTGGACAGGAAAGGCTAAAGGGCGGGAGTCCCCAACGACCGACTAAGACGCAGGGTCACCGTTGGTGCGGGGCATCACGGTGGTCTCGTCGGTCGGGTTCGGCTCTGGCGGGCGGTTCTCCGGAAAGTGCAACTGTCTGCGAATGGCCGGATGACCGTCCACCATGGTGGCGTCAGGCGCCCCTTGAGGCTGCGGCGGCTCGCCACTCTCTCGCAACCGCCGCGCGTACTCATCGATCGGTTCGGGCCTGGGCTCGCTCTCCCACACCTCGCGCGGGCTGGGCGGCCTACGCCCGATAAGTGTGGGATCGCCGTCGGTGTCCGGCACCCGACGTCGCTGAGCCAACCGCTCCATGGACTCTCGGTTGACCCTGGCCGACGGCAGCTCGGCAGGCGCACCTACCGGGGCCAGCGCGTGCTTGATCGCCCAGACCACAGGCATCGCCAGGGCGGTCAGCGCGAACGAGGTGACCAGGAAGTCCACCGGTCGCGCGACCCAGGTGGCCGAGCCCAGGCTGGGAACCTGCACCGCCCACGGCCGGTAGATGGTAACCGCGCCGAACGCCAGCCAGGTGGCCGTGCAGAACGGGCAGGCCAGCAACTCGCCCAGCCACCGCCAGAACGCGCCGTTGCCCTCGCGCTTACCGGCCAGGCCCTTGCGCACCACCCAGACCCGGACGGGCTGGCTGATCTTGGCCGTGGTGACCATGAACGAGGCCGATCCGATGGAGAGCGCCAGAACCAGCAGAGTGAAAGCTTTTTCCATCAGCTTTCCTCGTGCCACGGGCACCCGCAGTAGCAGCACCGCTCCATCTGTACGTACTGGGTGTGGGCGTACTGAGCCTTGAGCAGCGTCCCCGCGTCCAGCAGCTCGCTGTAGTTGATCTCCCCGATCTCCACGCGCTGCCGTAGCTCCTCGAACGCAGCCTGGACCTTGGCCTCGTCGTCGCCTGCCTGAACCTCGGCCAGACAACAGTCGATGTTCTCCAGCACCCGGTCCACCAGCACCTCGGCCGGAATCACGACCGGAGCGCTGGCGCGGAGGGTCTCCTCCGCCAGGTCTTCCTGGCGACGGGTGGAGTTGCGCATCCTCATGCTCAGTTCTCCTTTGTGCAGCCTCATGCTCAGTTCTCCTCCGATTTGGCGGACAGTTCCCCGAGCAGGTTCGCTGCCCTTCGCCGCGCCTTCTCCTCGGCGACCATCGAGTAGACCTTTCCGCGCAGGGTCTCCAGGTCGTTGTCCGCCGCGAATAGATCGGTGGCCTCATTACCGGTCAGACCCAGCAGCCGCCGTGCCCGGTTCCCGGCGTTCACCACCGGAACCCCGTCGATGTCGATGACGTGATGAGCCTCGTTTTCTGCGTAATCGTCCGGCCGAGCTCGCAGCAGAGCGGTCAGGTTGCTCAGATGGTACAGGTCGGTCACCCAGATTCCCGCCGGAATCAGCTTACCTGACTCGGGGAACTGCGGGAGAAGCAGCAGCTCGGTGGCGGTGGACTCGTCGATCAGCCAGCCCTTTTCGTCGTCGCCTCTGGCCCGCCGGTCAGCGATGTCGGTCTCGACCGTCCACCCGGCCAGGCACAGCGTGGTCTGGCAGCGGGATTCACCGTCGACCATCTGCAGAACACGCCACTCCCCCTGGCCCCAGCCATCGAGCTCAGTCTCGTCGCGCGAGTACCGGAGCGCGCCACGTGTCTGGATCAGCCAGTCAGCGATGCTGGCCTCGACCGCGTCCCACACCCGAGACAACATCTCGATGTTGATGCGCGGCGGGTTGGCCTCCACCCACAGCTCCAGCGATCGGAGATCGGTAACGCCGGTCACCGCGTGTCCTCCTGACTGCCGTTGGCCTCGTCGATGACCGCCTGCTCCGAACGCAGCCGCGCCAACAGCTCGACCGCGCGCCGACGGGTCTTCTCCTCAGCGATCAGCGAGCTGACCAGACCGCGCAGGGTGATCAGGTTGTTGCCGCCCGCGAACAGCTCATCGGCCTCGTGCTCGGTCAGGCCCAGCAATCGCCGCGCACGCACCTCCACGCCGACCGCCGGAGTCGTCGTCTCGTCCCACGGGGCTCCGGTATAGACCGTGCCGATGTGTCCGGCGGGGTCGTCCGCCACCGGCCGGAGCGAGTCCCGGTAAGCGTCGATCGCGTGCTTCGACGCGTCGTCCGGCTGCGCCTTGTCGCCGAACACCCGCACGATCATGGCCTCGTCGAACAGCCATCCGCCGGTCGGGTCGCCCCGATCGATGGCGTCCAACTGCGTGGTCCACCCGGCCAGGCACATCGCGGTGTGGCAGCGCTCGGTGTCGACCGAGACGATCGAACGCCAGTTGTGCTGATTCCAGCCGTCGAACCTCTCCGAGTACCGGTTGGATCGCATACTCACACCCAGGTATACCGCGTGCTCGGCAAGCTGCGCCTCGATGTGGTCCCAGACGCGGATCAGCCGATCGATGTCGATGCGCGGTGGGTCGTCATGCACCCGGCTGGCCAGCACGGCCAGGCCAATGGTCTTCTCCACTGGGGGGTTCCTCTCCTCTCGGTGGGACGACGGCCGGTACCAGCCGCCGAGAAGTGCCTACACTAGCAGATGGGATGACACGGTGTCAACTATGGCCAAGCTCATACCTGAGATGGGGGTTGCCAAAAAGTCAACCACGTGATACGATTGATATGTAAGGCCAGCGAGGGAGAGAGGAAGCCAGAAAATGCGGTGGACCGACGAGACGGCTAGGAAGGTCGAGCTGGCCATCGGTTTCGGCCTCGGCGACCAATGCCCGTGCGGGTGCGGCGCAGACACCGAGCTGGACACCAAGACCTACCTGCAGCGGTTCCGCCCCGGGCACGATGCCAGGCTGATCAGCCAGGCGCGCCAGGCCATCCGCGAGAACAAGGTCACCAGCACCGAGGCCATCGAGTACCTGCGCTTCCAGGACCGCGACAAGCTGGCCGACAAGCTGGCCGCCCAGCTCCTGAACTTCCCCAAGAACGGCCCGACCCGCAAGGCTGCCCGCGCGCTCATCGCGGCCATGCCGATGAACAACGAGCAGAAGTGGATCGAGCAGATCTGCGGATCGATCAATCCGAACCACCAATATCACACCGGCACCGAAACCGGTTGCGCGCTGCACCTGGTGCTAAACGACTGGACCGCCAGCGACGTCTTCCGCCGCTTCAGCTAAGCCCCCACCCCGAGAGAAGGGACCCACCGATGAACAAACCGCTAGCGGGCTACTGGGCCACGGCCTCAAAAGGCCGTTGGACCATACAGCCCGTCCCCCCAGTTTGGGTACCGAAGACCTGGACCCTGGTGAGGACAGGCCCCATCGACCGAGAAAAGACTTTCCGGTGAGCCCACAGGACGACCCTCCCCGCCCCAACCCTCCAATCGACAGCGCGCTAGCGCGGTAATAGAGACGTTACCCCAGCAGTAAGTTGTCTCGCTGGCAATCAACGTGATGTAATGGGATTTCCAGCGAGACAACGCCCAACGGGAAAGGAACCCCGATGGCCAACAAAACCCACCCCTGCAAATGCAACCCCGTCTGCGACGCCCAGACCGCCCGGTCGTTCGCCCCCGGACACGACGCGCGGATGGTCAGCCGTCTGGTCTCGATGGTCGCGTCCGGCGCGCTCAGCGAGCAGGAGGCCGAGCGCGAACTGTACACAGCCGGAGGGCGCGCCACTCTCGCCGCCAAGCTGGCCGACCGGATCGCGAAGATCCCCCAGCGCTGGTACCGGTCCACCGAAACCACACTGTTCACCGTGGACGACTCGATCGTGCTGCATTGGATCGCGGCCAGAGCGCAGCAGGGCCAACCGCCCTGGGTGATGTTTCCGCGCGCTGTCGGCGCACCGGCCGACCTGACCATGATCTTCTACACGCCCACCGCTGAGGCGGTGGCGCTTCTCAAAGCGCACGAGATCGTCTATCTGCCGGTGAATTCGCCCTGGTGGACGGCCCAGCGCCGCAAGACGGCACCCGACCATGGCATCAGAGAGCTAAGAGAGGTGGCCGTGTTTCAGGACGTACCGGAAGCCATTGCCTGGCAGGCCAAGCACGGCTACCGCCCTCCCTACAGCTTTCACGCCACCAACGACCCGGCCAACCACGCGACTCCCCACAGCACCCGCACCACTGCCCTGACGCCCGAAATCAACAACAGCGACCAGTGGCATTGACACCGAGACAAGAGCGTGATCTACTGATAACAGCGAGACACCCCCCCGACCGAGCAGGAGCCCGCACGATGGCCGGACAGATCAAGATCCGCAGGCCCAAGCCGACCCGTCGACCGAACCCCCTGGACCTGCGCACGCCCAGGGGCAACCCGCTCCCGTACTGACGCCCGCCGCCCGCCCCCCGCCAACCCCCTACCCGGACCAGGGAGCAACCAAATGACCGACGACGACCAGCACGCCAGGAAATCAGCCGAGGTGACCTTGTTGTTCACCTCCGACGAACCCATCACCGCCAAGCAACAAGCGATGCTGGCCGTCGATTTCGACAACCGGGTCTTCCAGCCCAAACCCAGCCACTACAGCGAACCGCACCGAGTGACCTGGCGCGAGAGCAAGGCCGAGGGCTACACGCTGGGCGACCTGGTCAGCGACGCTACCGGGTTGCTACACGACGCGCTGGACACCTTCCCCGACGGCACCCAGGTGCGGCTGGTCGGCGCCAATATACTGCTTCTGCACAAGACCTGGATCAGCTCGTGAACGCCTGGGCCGCGTTGGCGGAGGCCGGAGTAGGATTCGTGCTGTTGTTGACCGGCGGCGTGCTGGGCCTGATGCATAAGCGCTTGGACGACCAGGGGCGCGCCACCGCTGCGGCCCGAGCCCAGACCGGAGAGGACGAGGACACCAGCGGCAGCGGCCTGGGTTGCATCGTGTTCGTACTGACCGTTGCCGGGATGGTCGCATTGTTCCAGGGGCTGCACGCGTTCAACCAGGCGATCTAGTCAGAAAGGACCCCCATCCGTGAAGACCGTGATCACGTTCCGGACCGAGCAACCGATCACCCAGGAGGCAGCCAAAGACCTGTGGGCCGAATTCTCCGTGTTCCGCACCATGAACGGCGGGAAACGAGAATACCAGGTCGAGGTAGACGCGCCCAGCACGGGTGGGGCAGGCGAAGTAATCGCCGAATCGGCCCTAGTCTATCGCGTGGTGCGCGATTTGCTACTCCACCGGCACCAGATCGGCGGCATGCAAGTGGCAGCGATCCATTGCGCCAAGAATCTGGACGCACCCAGTACGCATGGGTCCAATGCGCACATTGACCAGGAGACAACCGAACTGCTTTAATAGCCGAACCGTCCGACCCGAGAAGAGGATGGCAACTGACGATGATCCCGCCCGACCGCCTAGTGATCACACCGCGACACAAGACACCAAACGGCGAACCGATCGTCTGCCATCTTTGCCAAATGGGACAGCACGAGCTGTGCATAACCGACTCGACCGAGCACAGCCCCGTACGCTGTCATTGTCGAGAGTGCTTCAAATCGCCGTGCGAACTGTGCTATCCGGCCAAAGAAGAAAACAGGGCAGGCACGTCCTGCCCGACCTGCTTCACCCAGATGCCGCTGACGAACGTGTGCGAGTATTGCTAGGCTGGCCACCGCCTCACCCCCGACCCCGACGAAGAAAGCCCCATGACTGAAGACCAGACCAATTACCGTCCCCGCTACGTGATCCGGGGATGGGATTTCACTCAGCCACTGACCCCGATCGAGGTAGCCACCCGGCTGGGAGTGGGGCCCAAAACCGTGGCCAGATGGGCCGTGTCGGGCAAACTGGTGTCGTTCAAAACCCCGGGCGGCCACCACCGGTTCTCCACCGAGCAGGTGGCAGCGGTGATTGCAGGACAGTCCACGGCCGTGGGGCCGTGGGCAGACGAGCCAAAGGAGGAGACAGATGATCGACTCGATACTACCCCCGATGAGTGACGAGCTGTTGGCCGACCTGCGCAAGGCCTACCGCGACGCCCCTGCGCCCAAGCCCAACAACGGACTGCGAGCAGTCTACGATCTGATTCGGGGGATGGTCGACGAAAAGGCCGAGCTGTGCGACTGCATGGCCGACAGCCAGGTCGACGGGTACACGCCCGGACCTTGGGACGTGTTGATTCAGCGCGTACTGGGAAACCGGTCCGAGCCCGTGGTGCTCGTGCTAGAGTCGCAGGCAGCGTTGGCGCTGGCGTTCCCCGGCGCGAACCTGGGCAAGATCCAATTGGTCAAGGCTGGCCACCTGCTGGTTCAGCGATTGCCCGCCAACCAGGCTGCCAAGCTGGCCGAGGGGGAGACCTTGGTGCTCGATCTGGCAGCTGGTACGCGCGTGGTCGTCCCCGGCGTGCCCGCCGCCTGACCCCCAAGAGAAGGAGACCATCGTGGGCAAAAAGGAAGACCCCAACCTGGAAAAGGCGCGGCAGGCGTACGAGGAAGCAACCGCTGCGGACAAGGCGAGGCAGCAAAACGACAAGAAAGCACGCGGCGGATCGGGCGAGGGTTCCGGAGACGCCAGCCGCTGACCCAACCGAGAAAATGTTTACCAAACCCCCCGGGCGACCGGGCGGGGGTTAGCAATGTATGGCGGTCGAGATATTGTCTTTGGGTCAACCACGTAGTAGAATGGAATTAAGCAAGAGGGGGAAAGGCCCCCGAAGCGAAACGGGAAAGGAACCCCGAAATGACCGCCACCGCCCTTCAGGTCGAAAGCACCGAGATCGCCACCGCCGCCAACATCCGCCTCGCCGGTACCATCATCGAGCGGGACAGCGAAGGTCGCGTCGCCTGCCGTTGCTCCGCCACCTGCCCCGGCGCCACCTGGAACATCTTCAGCCAGGGCCACGACGCTCGGCTGGTCTCGCGCCTGGCCGACCTGGTGATCGAGCAGAAGCTGACCGCCGGGCAGGCGCGCCACGCCGTCCGGCTGGCCGGTGGCGAGCTGGAGCTGGAGCTGAAGCTGACCGAGGTCATCGCCAAGGCGCTGGATCGTTGGACCAAGCGCCAGGAGGCCAAGGCCCGTCGCGAGGCCGCCAAGGCCGCCAAGGCCGCCAAGCAGGACGCTACCGTTGCCCCCAAGCCCGTTACCGTGACCGCTAAGGTCGGCCGCTGGACCTACGAGGGCACCGTCTCCCGGGACAAGGTCTCCGGTCGGGCCGTCTTCACCTACCAGAACCGCTCCGGCGCCGTCAAGGAGACCAAGGTCTTCGCCCGAATCTGACACGCGGTCGCCGCGAACCCCCCAGCCCGCAAGGGCCCGGGGGGTTCGGCGTGTTTGGGGCGCGCCACCTGCCTGGCCCGCGCAGCGGCCTAAAAAAGGTAAGTCAGATATGACGCCGGGGGTAGTTGTCTCGTTTGGGTTAACCCCCCACCTGGCCGGGTCCCGGCCAGGTGGGTTGACACAGAGACAACAGCGTGGTTGGCTGGTGGGGTAGCGAGAGGGAGGAGACGCCGATGACGAACGAGGACGACAGGAAGGACCCCCCCGATGAGGAATCTCAGCCTGACGCCGGACGAGCACACCTGGCTTACCGAGCTGGTTCACTCAGCCAGACGGTTCGCGGCCAACGAACCGGAAGACGCCCTCAGCACCAGCGTGCTGGCCAAACTGGTCGAGGCCGGACTCCCGGCCAACGGCAACGAGCTCACGCTGCCCAAGCCGAACCAGCAGATCGGCTGTTTCCAGAGCGTGGCAGAAGAGGGGGCGTTCGGCGAAGAGATCTGGACGGACCACCTTCGCGGCTGCACCGACTGCCAGCAGGCCATGGCAGACGCGTTGGCCGACGACCTGGACAGCCAAGAGCCCGAGCTGGTTCGAGCCGTGCTGGACCTGACCAGCAGCGACACCGCGCCGGTGCCGATTCCGGCCGACAAGACCGCCGAGCAGGTGGCCGCCGAACTGGGCCTATTCCAACCGGACCTGTACGCAGTGGTCTCCATCCCCAGGGGTTAGGAAACTATGGCTCGGGAGATAGTTGTCTCCCGGGCAACCTCACGGTAAACTGGGGTTAGAAAGCAAGACGGGAAACGGGAAAGGAACCCCCCAGTGGAAATCAACAAGAGCCTCCGGTACACCGACAAGCAGTACGACGGACCGGCGTTCGAGGAGACCGGGGTGCCGACCCCCGAGCACCCGATTTGGGTAGCCGTAGCAGCCACCCTCAGCGACAACGCCGCTGACGTGGACCTGTCGTCCGAAACCGAATGGGACGCCGCGTACGAGTGGCTGTCCGGTCGCCTCTTCGAGCTGGTGCAGGAGGACACCGACCTAGACGTTCAGGACAGCAGCGTCTCGGACCAGATCCTCAGCCTGGTCGACTCGTTGGTCTCCGAGCTGGCCCCCAACGCCAGGGTCAGCGACTAGCGCGCCACCTGCTCCGCCCTCCCCCCCCCTAACCTCCCGGCCGTCTCGCTCCCCCGAGACGGCCGGGAGCCCCACCCCCCCACCACAGAGGAAAGGAACCCCATCATGTCGCTGGACCCCAAGCGCACGGTGACGATGGAATTCGCCACCGAAGCAGAAGCACACGCTTTCACCGAGGAGCTGGAGCAAAGCGGGGTGCCGGTGGCCCTGGGCGACCCGACCTCGGGCTCGGTGATGTGGGTGTCGGCCGGATCCACCTCGGGCGTCGACCCGCGTCCGGTCGTGGACTACGACCCGCCGGACGGCTACTAACACGGTTAGGCAACCATGGCCGTGGCGATAGTTTCCTCCAGGACAACCAGACGGTAAACTTGAGTTTAGAAACACCAAACGGGAAAGGAACCCCGAAAATGAACAAGATCGACTGGTCCATCGTCCTGGTTTTCGTCCTAACAAGCGCCGCCGTCTACGGCATGCTGCGTCTGCTGGGGTGGTCTTGATGCGACAGAACCTGTGGGTTCGGATCGAGATGGTAACTGGCGACTCGCGACGCGGAAAGGTGATGGGCTGGGACGACACGCACGTCACCATCCTGGAGCGGGACGGCTCCACCCGCCGTCTGCAGCTTGCGGCGGTGGCCAAGGTCGATCGGATCGAGCCGATGACCTTCGAAGCCTGCCTATACACTAGTTGAACGCCTGGGCCGCATGCAAAAACAAGGGAAGGAACGCGGCGGCCAACCCCAGGGCGACCAACTCCACCCGGGTGGCTGCCACCACCCGGAATCCGGTCAGCAGAAATAGCACGATTGCGACCAGATAGCAAACCACGTCAACTACGTCCATGTGTCTATTGACACACGCGTCACACCGTCAGCACAAGGGGGGAGCCTTAGGGTTCCTCCCCATCTCTCGTCGGCAGTACGTGCACCAGACGTCGCCCGGCTGGCGCTCGCACGGCGGGCCACAAAGTTCGCACCACGGTTCGGGAAACTCGTGCAGCGGCAACATATCGTCCGGGTCGAACCCTGGGTCGTCAGCGGTCACCTGAAGCGCTCTCGCAGGTTTGCGGGTCACAAAGCCTAGCGGCCAGCCAGGCCCAGACCACGCCACCCTTCTCAACATTCCCGCGCCACCAATCCCAACCCGGATCGGCTGGATCGGAGCTGCTACTGACCACGTACGGCCGAACCGCGTCGCTGAGCCTGCCCGTGCTGTGCAGGACGGCCAGCGCCTCGCACGGCGCGCAATCGTGGGTACAGCACGGTGAACTATCCGGACTCGGATCGGGCAGGGAGTTGATGGCGTGCACCACCATACTCGCAATGATCAGCTCGTCGTCCACGTAAGGGGCTACTCCTCAGCCGTTTGGGCAACGTTTTCTCATTTGGGCTGGTCAGACTCGCTCGACGGGGGTTCGGAGACCCTCACGGTGCAGGGCCAGGGCCAACGAGGGGTCTCGGCTGGGGTAACCCTCGGTGAGCTCGGGCAGGGGCGTGGCGCGCCACCCCTCCCACGCGCCCGTCCGGCACCGGTCGATCCAATCGTTGAACAGGGCACGGACCCGGGTCTCGCG